GTTTCTTAACTATATATATTAATGGATGTTTCTGATGCATGTCAGGCGCGTTGTGCTCGAGGGCTTTCAGTGCGTTTGGATACGCTTAAATGCCTCCAGCATCTCGCTACCGCCGGTTACGGTCCAAAGTAGCAAGAACACGTGAATAGAAGAGAACGATGTATACTTACGTGTGCGGACGAAAATCAGACGCCGAAGGTCGGACCTTCAATTGGAACAATCCCGGTTCGAGAGACGTAACTTCTCACACTTTTAAAATTTCTTTTTTATACTGTTTAAAAATACAAAATACAAAAATATTTCTTATTTCTTTAATTAATACAAAAACAAAAAAATTACAAAATAAAAAAGACGGGCGAGGAGCCAGCGGGTCACTCCGCTTATAATTAGGTGCGTCAATATTACCAAAGACGAGATTAGGTGTCGCCAGTCAAATGGCGTGATTGAAGTGTACTGCTGATCGCGATGGAAAATCAATGCAGGGTATGCGACGGTATTAATTTACACAGGAGAGTCGGATTTATTCGAAGCCAGTCTCAAAAGGGCGAAAAATCTCATATCATACTGTATTGGTTAGTACGTTTCGTGATGTTTTACATGGATACCGTGTCCCACCCCACGTTAAACAAGGTGCGTCAATGACTCCTAGGACGAAAACCTGTGAGCAGGCGAAGGCCCATCCTTAAGGGTCGATCTCGGTTTGTTAGTATCAGAAGGTGCAAGGGTTCGCGAAGTATGCGAGTTGCGTGTATGCGCTAAAGCTCGCTTGCTTTGCTTTCCTTGTAAATCGCGATGAAACTAACACCCCCCCCCAAAATTTAATGCAGACAATGGATATGAATACGGATATTCATTCTAAACGCTCTAAACAAGCGTTCATCACCTTGCTTCTTAGCAAGGATTGCGTAAGACCACATCTTTTAAAGTTCAAGAAGCCCTCTATGGGTAAAAAGAAAAAACACAAGTTGAGGAAGGATAGGAGGCCTGACTCTGATGATTCTGATTTTGTGCCGCAGGCAGTTATGGATTATATAACTGGTGTGTCAATAAAAGAGGAGATGGAGAAGGCTAGGACTGGACTAGTTGGAGATCTAGATAGCACTCTAGAAAAACATATTGATAGTATAAATGAGTATGCTTCAACATTGGTGACCAGGATGGAGGAGTCATTGCAAGAGAGCTCCACAAATATATCATCCACAATTTCAACGGTCGCTATCGGCACTGCTGTGTCTGTCTTTGCGGCTTTAGCTATATACAAGGGTTTACCTTTGTTGTACAAGGCTGTTAGACTGACTCTAACTTTGTTTGGAAAGGCTGGTATGGCAGTGGCCATTGAATTGTTGGACACAATATATGGAAAAAGGGATGGTCTGGTGCCCCAAGCAGGAAAGTTTGGTAGCTCAGACCTTCTTTCAAATTTTATATCTCTTGTTCTTGGTTTTGCCACAATTGAAAAGTTCAATGCTGCTAAGGCCTTAAAGTTTTTGATGGATTTCAAGAAACGATCAAACATAAGGGATTCCGTTGAGGATATTGGTAATGTTTTCAAGAACGCTATTGCGAAGCTTAAGGCATTTATGTATGGAAATGCTGTGGAGTATGAGTTGGGAATCAATGATGAGCAATTCGCCGATTGGTTTTCCGCCACTGAGGCGTTTGTAATTAAGATCGAAGAACTAAAATCATTGGGTGTTGATGAAACTATGATATACACCACCTCACGGTTTGAGCTGTTGCAAATGCTTATGACAAAGGCCAGAATGTACAAGAGAAAGTATCCCAAGAAGTGCGAGGAACTTGAGAAGGTTAGCTACGCCATTGGGATTTATTATCGCGATCTGGAAAAGATTGAGCAAGAATTCAGCAAGAGAGCCTTTCAGAAAAATAGTTTGCGTATTAAACCTTTAACCATCTTGTTGAAAGGTAAATCTGGAGTTGGCAAGTCTGCCATGACAGTTCCTCTTGTTGATGAGATAATGATGCGAACCATGAAGTCCAGCGAAGAGTTGGAGTTGTACAGATCAAATAATATGGATTTCATTTACTCTCGAGCTTCTGAGACAGATTACTGGGATGGATATTATGGTCAAAAAGTTGTAGTGTATGACGATTTCCTACAAGCTGATGAGAGCAAGGTAAACAGTAGTATTTTGAATGAAGCTTTTGAGTTGATCAGAGCTTCAAACATTTACCCTTTTCTATTGCACAAGGCTCATTTGGAAGACAAGGGGAACTCATACCTCGCGTCTAGAGTGATATTGTGCTCGACGAACAACTTTAACATGCACTGCCAAACCATCAGAGAGACTGAGGCTTTGACTAGGCGATTTGATATAGTTGCGGAAATTTATCCCACGGTAGAGAGTTGTAGACCTGACCTGAGAGGCGATAGTCTATCTCAGAGACGGTTGGGTCATGTTAAAGGTGGGTATTCCAGCGATGTGTATGAAATACATGTCGGTGTTCCAGGAAAAGCTGAGAAAGAGATAATGGATTACCAAACTTTCGTTAGATATTGCATATCCAAGTATGAAGAGGTCGAGGAATTGGGTTCGTCATATTTAGACAGAATTGCAACTTTACGCGACGAGATCCATAGTGACATTCTATTTGGAAAATCAAGTCGCTCTTCTGTTTCAAGAACTGAAAAGTTTGTCACACCGGATTGCTCAGATGGTAGTGAGAGCGATGGTGACATTTCAAATAACACAGTGTTCCAAGCTCAGGCTGGCCACCATGAAATGTCTAGTTCACTCCCATTAAGAGATCGGGAGGTTGGTTATGCCATGGATGAGGATATCACCGATGCAGATATAGACGAACTTTTTGAGCAACAAAAAGTGTTGGAGACGCGGAATGAGCGCCAACTCGTAAACACAAAAAAGAGATACGCCATGATACGAAGACGTGTTTGTGATAGTATAAAATCTATAAAAACTCGTATAGCCAGCTTCTTTTCCACCACAACGTGGAAGATGCTGGGCATAGCATCAGTGGTAGTTGCTGTTGGTGTTGGTGTGTTCTCTCTTATGAAGAACGTGGACAATTTTGAAGGTCAATCTTATAAGCCCACTAGATATAAGGGGAAACCACAACCAACCACATTGGCGAAGGCCATCATGAACTTAACCCCACAGTCTCATGATGAGAGAATTTCCTTGGGTTTCTCCAGTATTTTGTCTCACAGTATGTACGTTCTTGTCGTGAATGGCAAGCAACTATCTAGCTGCATATTTATAAAAGACACTTGGTGTTTGATGAACAAACATGTTAGAGAGATAATTGCTGGACGCAACGAGAATTGCGTTGTTGAGTTACGGCCTATGGCCAATACATTGCAACAAAAGGACCTGGGAGCCAGAACATTTCAACGGGATTTGTTCTTGAGCTTTCCTGTGAAAAAACACGAGAGCGATCCTGATCTGATTCTTGTTAAGTTCTCTAAGGTGCGAAATCATAGAGATATAAGATCAAAGTTTGCTACAGCGTCAGAGGTTAAGGATTACGACCAAAAATTTGAAGCAGTTCTTTTTAGGATTTCTACTAAGAAAAGTGTGGTGTATTCTTCTGTGGTTGAGTGTGGTTTTCACGCAAAGCAAAATGACTTTTTTGGCAATTTGCCTGTCATTGCTTACCCAGTTGCGACCGAGGATGGTGATTGCGGTTCCCTTCTGTTTAGCATGAACAAGCACAGTGGTTATGGTAAGATCATTTCATTCCATGTTGGATTGGACAACCAAACCGGCGTTGGAGTAACCATACCTGATCAGTTTATGGAACTGGACGAGCCTGGCTTGATACCTCAATCATCAAAATTCTCGAAACTCCATTCTGATGAAGAGCTTGAATACATGTGTCCCAACACGTATGCAGAAGCGAAGGCCGAAGATGTGCAAATAGATATTAGCACACTGGTACTGACGAGTAAGCCCATGGAAGGTACAGTGAGTGAAATGGGTGGCCTTGTATTCAAAGGCACTCTCAGAGAAGCGCCACACGTCGCTAGGAAAACAAAACTGAGAAAATCTTTGTTGCACAATTGGTGTTTTCCAGCAAAAAAAGCCCCGGCTATTCTTGTCAAGAAAGATGGGGTTGATCCATTTGATCTTTGTTTAGACAGGTATGACACTCCTGACCAATCGGTAAACACGAGGTACCTCTCTGCTTGTGCTTTGAGTTACAGTGAGGACTTACTAGGGTTGCCAGTGATGAGCCCAGTAGGCAAACGGTTATTAACTTTCGAGGAGTCTATTTCGGGTGTACCTAGAGAAAAGTACATAAATGGGATTCCAAGAAAGACTAGTGCCGGGTACCCTCTCTGCATGAAGTATTCAAATGGGAAAAAAGAAATTTTTGGACCAGATGGAGATTATGATTTTTCTAGTGTGGCAGCCAATGACCTTAGAGCGGAGTTCGATGAATTCATCTCAGATCCACACGCACCACGCAGGAAGTTCATATACTTAGATGCCATGAAAGACGAACTGCGACCATTGGACAAAGTGGGAAAGATGAGCACTAGAATGATTAGCTGCAGTCCATTGTTATTATCGGCGTTAACAAGAAGGTATTTTGCGGCCTTTGCATCTTTCATGATGCACAATAGAATTTACAGCGGATGTGCCGTTGGTATAAATCCTTTTGGTCATGATTGGTCTAGATTGTCGGAATACATGGGGGGAGGTTGTGCAAAGAACATTGCAGGTGACTTCTCCAGGTTCGATTCTACACAATGCACTGAAATATTGTGGGCCATCTTGGATATTATAAATGATTGGTACAATGATGAACACTCAGATGTTAGGGGCGTGCTTTGGAAGGAACTGGTAAATTCTTTGCATTTACATGGCAAAGATTTACATGAATTCACTCATTGTCTTCCTAGTGGTCATATTCTAACATCAATTGTGAATAGCATGTATGTGGTGCTGTCATTTATGATGTGTTGGTGTTCTTTGTTTAGGACCGCGAATGCAGTAGAGAGCTTTACAGATCACGTTAGGGTTGTGGCCTACGGTGATGACCACATATTGGCTGTTAGCACTTTTGCTGTAGATAAGGGCTTTGATTTCATTGGGATCACACAGTTAATGGACGAGATTGGCTTAATCTACACCACCGAAGACAAGAAGAACGATTTATACAGTTACAAGGAGTTATCAGAATGTACTTTTTTGAAGAGAGGTTTCATTGAGGAAGAGAATAAATGGGTGGCACCATTGGATTTGGATACCATTCTAGAAATGCCCATGTGGTATAGGGATGGTCCAGACCCCATTCAAAGACAAAATGACAACATAGATAACGCGTTGAATGAACTTGCTATGTATGACATGGACACGTTTCTTTATTGGGGAAGCGAGTTGGTGGATGCATTTGGAGCTCATGGAGACAAGTTATGCAGAAATGCAGTATTGCTCAGCAGAGATTATTACCGAGTGCGGTGCTATTCGAGCTGGGTGTGCGAGGAGTCCTTGGAACCTGAGGAGTTTGTGACCCTCGAGGAACCATCAGTACCTCACACTAGAGAAAGCGGAGGAATATTCACTCGGTGGACATACGACCCTAGAATTATAAATGGGGGTGTGCTCACTGGTGTTGAATCAGATTTCGTACCACAATCACTGGGTGGATGTTGGGTTAAACCATCCAGGAAACAACAACCTGCAAACAACAACAATTTAGTAAGGAAAGACTTTACTTCCCAGAGTTCATCCTCTGTAACAGATACGCAATATACTGCGATAAACGAAACGAGTATTAAGGGAATGAACACACACGCGGCTACCGGCTTCTTGGAAGATGCTACAGAAAGGATTTATGAACCATTTCCAATCGTGCAGTACGATCCAAGAAAATTAAACACTGGATTGGTCAACCTTGACAGGACCGACGTCATAAAGATGTTGGAGACACCTGTTAGGATTAGATCACTCAATGTAGTTAGCACAGCAACTGCTAATACTACCTTGGACGATTGGACACTACCTTTTGATAGTTCTAATTATTCATCGCCTGGTATTGGTCAGAATATGTGGCTATCTAGATTGAACGCTTTCCAGGGCTTCAGAGGTGATGCTGTCTTGGAGTTCAAAGTCAATTGTCAGAGATTTGCTCAAGGTAGGTTATTGATTCAGTTCATACCTGGTCAATCAAATCCTATTGGGAGAAAATCGAGGCGGTTCAATTTGATGACTAAGACACAGTGCCCAAATGTCCAGATAAATTTGAATAGAGATACTTCTGTTGTGATGAAGTTACCCTACGTTTCAGCTTGGCCGGCCTATGATTTAACTAGGTTGGGACCAACAGGAAATCTGGAAACTTTAGAGACGGCAGCAGGTATAATTGGAACCATATATGCCAGTGTATACAGCCCATTGGTGGGAGCTAGTGCGGTCGACATTGAAGTGTATCTACATTTCGAGAATGTCGAGCTGTACAACATAGCTTTTGCACCGCAAGCTAACGCAGAGGATAAGGAAGCCCCGAGAAACGAAGGGTTGTTATCTAAGCCTCTGAATGTAATTGCTGATGCTGCTGGTATTATGACTAAAATACCTTCGTTAAAGTCATACGCTGGGACAGCTGAGTGGTTTACCAGACTAATGGCAAAAGCAGCTTCGAGTTATGGATTCTCAAAACCATTCAATGAATCGGCCAATGTTCGAGCAAACCTACTACAACATCCATATGCAGCTAACTGTGATGGTGATTCTGCATGTGTAAAACTTGGTCTATCCCACTCAGCAAAACTAGATGTATTACCCAGCTTTGCGGGAAATGATTTGGATGAGATGAGTATAGAATACATATGCAATCGATCAGCGTATTTTGCTGCGTTCAATTATAACACGACAGATGTTGCTGGGGCTGAGCTTTGGTGGACGACCGTCGCGCCATATGACCTAGATACTTCTGAGACCATTGCGGGATTGGAGGTTAAGACCTTTGTTCCTTTCTCGTATATGGCAACGTTTTTTAGGTTATGGAGAGCAGATTTGGTTTACACGTTTAAAGTTATTAAAACCGAATTCCACACAGGTAGATTACAGGTAAAGTTTAACCCTGGACAAGCATTGTCTGGTAGCTTTGCTACCTCAGCTTATTCAGCAAGAGTCATTTTGGATATGAAAGAGAGTGACACTTTTGTTGTTAAAGTCCCTTACATGTCACTGACACCTATGTTGACGAACAATTTGTCGACTGGTTTTCTCAGAGTGAATGTCATTACACCTCTTATGTGTCCACCCACTGTATCGAGTGGTGTCACTGTGTTAGTCGAAGTGAGCGCTGAGAATGTGTGCTTCGCACAACCAATGCCAGTCAACAATTACCCTGTCAACGGCACGAACTCTAGTTTCACTCCCCAAGCAGGTGAACTAGGTGATGAAGAAGTGGCCCCTAGAGAGAAAGTGTTGGTCCTTCCTGGTCTAGACTCAAATCTCAGACCTTATGATCACACAAGATTCACTTGTTCGGAGGCTGTGACTAGTATAAAGCAATTGTTAACTAGATTTGCTTATTTGTCTGACGATTATTCTGGTTCAACATCAAACACCACTGCTATCATTTCCCCTTTTGGTCTAGGAGCAACATATGAGATAGCTGGCACATATACGGCGACTGGGTTGAAAGGAGATTACTTGACAGCATTGGCACCATTGTTCGCACTAAGAAGAGGTTCAGTAAAATTGTGGTTCACAAATCGGGCTTCTAGTGATAGTATTATGGCTATGGGTGATTCTATCGAGGACAACAGAACCAACGTGACCTATACAGGATCGCAGAGACCAGTAAATAACTATATTCCTACACACAAACCAGTAAGTGGATTTGCGGACATGGTACAAGTCCCCCAATACAGTAGGACCCATTCAATGGGCTGTGAAGCTCAGTACACCTCACCACGGAACTTAGATATCGGTGAACCAACCACACTGATATACTATAGAACCGCAACCGCCTGGACCGCAGGCACCCTAACCTTTGCTAGATCAGTCGGCGATGACTTTCAACTAGGTTACTTCCTTGGAGTACCTGTTATGCATGTCGGCACTGGCATCACAATCAATTTTTAAAAGTGTATGCTTTGAATTTAGTTTTTAACGACTAGAAATAGGCACCACCCCCAGTGGTATCATATTCTCGTCAATTTTTTATAAATTCATCGATGTTTCAATAGAGGACAAGAAACCCTCTCATACACCCCCTTTCGTTCGGGGTCGTGTTTTCTTATGCAC